CAGAGGCTCGACCTTGGTAAGAAGGCATCACACGAGGGCTATCAACTCTGGGTTAAGTGTATGAACAAAGACCCTGATGCTTGGAAAGTTATGGAGAAGTACAACAAACAAGACGTTATTCTATTGGAGAAAGTCTATGAGCGTTTGCTCCCTTGGCTTGGTAGAAACCATCCTAATCGTAACTTGTATAATTCCACTGGATGCCCCACCTGCGGAAGTGCCAAACTACAAAAGAGAGGTTTTAGTTATACGACCACAGGAACCTTCCAAAGATTCCAATGTACCCATTGTGGAACTTGGTCAAAGTCAACCAAAGCCGTAAAGGAACACGCTCATGTCACAGCAGCTTGAAACACTAGCGGAGTACATCAAGGCTAGGCAGATTGGTGGAAACCACTACAAGACACAGATCCAGCCTTGGGATGTCTTCCTTGATTGGGAGATGGACCCTTGGCTGTGTAATGTGATTAAGTATGTGCAGCGCCACGCTAAGAAGAACGGCAAAGAGGACCTTGAGAAGGCAAAGCACTATCTTGAGTTTGCTATCGAGAACTACGACAAGATAAAGGCTGTGTATTACAAATGAGTCAGCGTGATCTTGATAGGGCACACAATGAGTTAAAGGCCGGTAATTGGAACTTAGGTTTTAGGCTATTTGAGTCTAGGGAAGTTAGGAAGTTGAAGTTTGAACTAGGCACTAAGACACCCCTAATGCGTACACTTTTGTGGGAACCTGGATATAGTGTTGATGGTAGGCACCTCATCGTTGTTAATGAGCAGGGCATCGGAGATACAATCATGTTCTCCCGCTTTATACCGCTTCTGAAGACCCTGCCAATCAAGTCTGTATCGGTGTATATGCTTCGCACACTGAACAGCTTGGTGGCCTCTTTAGACGGTGTAGACACGATGATGGTGGATGAGAATTGTCCTCAAAACTCTATGAGGATCAAGGTTATGTCCATACCGGCTCTGCTGTGTCAGTATAAGAAATTGCCTATGGACAGCCCTGATGAAGTCTACGGCAGTTCTGGCTACTTTAAGTTTAAGGGCATTAAGAAGACTAAGGCGATTGGCTTTTGCTGGAATAGTAATAACGATTCTTGGAATGCTAAGGCTAAGAAGATTCCTAGAGAGTTAGCACAAAAGTTCTATAATGACTTGACAAAGCGCCACGAAGTGGTATCATTGCAGGTCAATGATGACTTTATACCAGCCCATCTCAATGATGGTAGTTGGTTAGATACTGCAAAGAAGTTGCAGGCGTTGAAAGCAGTGGTCAGTATTGACACTGGTGTAGCACACTTAGCTGGAGCACTTGGGGTAAGGACATTGAACTTGGTTGGTTCTGCTTCTCAGACAGGGTGGTTTTATTTCCCTGCTGACACAGATAAGACTAGGTGGTATGACTCAATGGAACTTATACGTTATGAACCTTATACTAACTGGGAGGCAGGGCTTGATGAAGCGCTGAAGAGATTATGTCGTTGACGATTAGAGATATAATGGAGCGAATGAAGAAGTTAGACGAAATTACAATCTTGGAAGTGCTAGATATTTCTTCAGAAGAACTAATAGAGAAGTTTGCAGATAAGATAGAAGATAAATTTGATGAATTGGAGATTGATTTAGATGACACCCTATAGCACCTTTATTGCCAAGAGCCGGTACAGCCGGTTCATCCCCGATCAAAACCGCCGAGAGCACTGGGACGAGTCAGTAGACCGCTACTTTGCTTTTATGTTTGACCACCTGGACAAGAACTACAAGTGGAGTCCTAACAATGACCTACGCCTAGAACTTATCAGTGCAGTCAAGAACCTGGAAGTGATGCCTTCTATGAGGGCTATCATGACCGCAGGTAAAGCCCTTGACCGGGACAACACTGCCGGCTACAACTGTTCTTATCTGCCCGTTGATGACCCTAAAGCCTTCGATGAGGCTATGTACATCCTACTCTGTGGCACAGGTGTAGGCTTTTCTGTGGAGCACAAATATGTCGATCAGTTACCTGAAGTGCCAGATCAGTTGTTTGATAGTCAGACTACTATTTCGGTTGCAGACTCTAAGGAAGGGTGGGCTAAGGCATTACGCCAACTCATCGCTTTACTATACTCTGGGGAAGTGGCAAGATACGACCTTAGTAGAATTAGACCTGCAGGAGCCAGGCTCAAAACTTTTGGAGGACGTGCCTCTGGTCCCGGACCTTTGGACGAACTTTTTAAGTTCACTATTGCCAAATTTAGAGGAGCAGTTGGTAGAAAACTTACATCAATCGAGTGTCATGATATTCTCTGCAAAATCGGGGAAGTTGTTGTTGTCGGTGGGGTACGCAGGAGTGCAATGATTTCTCTGTCGGACCTTGAGGATGACCGTATGCGGTCTTGTAAATCTGGAAACTGGTGGGAACAAAATGGACATAGGGCACTCGCTAACAACTCAGCAACTTATAACTCTAAACCAGATATTGGACAGTTTCTCCAAGAATGGACAAGTCTATACAACAGCCACTCTGGAGAACGGGGAATCTTCTCAAGAGAAGCAAGTAAAAGCCAAGCTGCAAAGAACGGCAGACGTGATTCTAGTTTTGACTTCGGAACAAACCCCTGCTCAGAAATCATCCTGCGCCCCTACCAGTTCTGTAATCTCACGGAAGTGGTTGTACGGGCAGAAGACACTGTAGAGTCTCTTGCTAACAAGATCAGGATAGCAACGATTCTGGGCACATTCCAGTCTACGATGACGCACTTCCCTTACCTGCGTAAGGTGTGGCAGAAGAACACTGAAGAGGAGCGCCTCTTAGGTGTGTCGTTGACTGGTATCTTAGATAACAAATGGATGGGAGAGGTAAGTGACAGCACTGCGAAGGCTCTTGAACAATTACGGAAAGTCGCCGTTGATACCAACGCTGACCTTGCAGCACGGTTGGGAATTCCTCAGTCTGCTGCGATTACTTGTGTCAAACCTTCTGGCACTGTCTCTCAACTTGTTGATAGCGCCTCTGGTATTCACGCTAGACATAGCCAGTATTATATTCGCCGTGTTCGTGGGGATAAGAAAGACCCTCTCTCGGCGTTCCTGAGCACTGCTGGTGTGCCTGCCGAAGATTGCGTAATGCGACCAGACAGCACAGTAGTCTTCTCATTTCCAATGAAGGCTCCTGAAGGAGCAAGACTGCGTGATGATCTAACAGCAATTCAGCACCTCGATGTCTGGATGATGTATCAGCGTCACTGGTGTGAGCATAAACCGTCTGTGACCATCTCAGTCAAAGAAGATGAATGGATGGATGTTGGGGCTTGGGTGTTTAGGAACTTCGATGAAATCTCTGGTGTGTCTTTCCTGCCCTGGGCTGGTGGCACATACCGACAGGCTCCTTATGAGGAATGCACTAAAGAGCAGTATGAAGAGATGCTATCTAAGATGCCTAAAGATATTAAATGGGACGACTTAGTCGAGGTAGAAGACAATGTCGAAGGCGCACAAACATTAGCCTGCGTTTCTGGGCATTGCGAGATCTGATATGACAATACTACTGCACATCATCGGTGGCTGTATGGTTGGGTTTGAATATGTGGATGACTTTGAAGAGGAACACTGTATCGTTATCGACCTGTTCATCCTCAGAATAATGGTTTTTTGGTAGTCTAGGGTGTAGTACTTAACGGGCCTCTTCGGAGGCTCTTTTTTTATCCTAGATACATTGCTTTCTCATGCTTACGGCGTTTGACAAGGCCAGGGAGTTCTTTACCCCCTGCCTTGGTCCAAGCTAGAAAAGCCTCCGCAGCGCCACCAAAGTCGCCACGGTTATGCTTCATTCTTATCGTGCTTCTTTGGAGGTTGCCGAGGCCAACGTTGAAGCTAAAGCTGACCAATGCGTCAAAGCGGCCTTGGGTAAGTCCTTGAGGGCATAGTCTAAGCACGCCTCGTTCAAAGAGAGCCAAGTCTGCTGCCAAGATTCCATCGACTTCTGCCATTGAGAGAGTTCGATCCCACCCATCAGGGATTGCAAGTCCTTTACGTTCATCTAGTTTCACCTTTATATGATTAGGGTCAATAACATGACCAACACCAACAGTCCACAGTAAAGCAGGACAGCGGTAGGGACGAAATCGTATTCCTTCATCCTTCTTGATGCCCTCTATACACTCTTTTGATACATTCACTTCTTACCCCACTGACGAGAACCAAACCAGAAAGCAATGATTCCTGACAGCAAAGCCATTTCATCTTCAGAGAAGATAACATCCGTAGCTGCGATAAACTGCTCTACAGACATACTGCCTAACCCGCCCTGTAGCAGGAAGTAGGTTAGACCAATATTGATTAAGACCAATTCGAGCACAAAGATAAAGGTCACTGCTGGCCTTACGATACCGTTTAGGTTAACAACCCACGATGATGCACGAGCCATAATGGCCTTGTCGTGCTCTAAAGCGGCTCCCTGGCGGTCTGCATCGGTCTGGAGGGCAATCTGGTCTGTCCTGATCTCTTCGACCTTCTGCTGGGCTAAAAAGCCCCTCTCAGCCAGTGCCAGTTCACGCTCAGTCTGCATCTGGGCTAGTTTAAGTTCTTGTGCTTTATCTGCCTTGTCTTGGAAGAAGTTAAGGACCTGTGGTAGTCCAGAGGCAAAGAAGCCGATAGCGGAGGATATAAGGGATAGCATAGGGTTCCTTAGGGTTTATAGCCCATTACATAGGCAAAACTAACAATCAACAGCGCAGCTACGAAGCAGTACATCTTTAGTTCAGCCAACTTCTTTAGATCCCTGCCAAACTCATCAGTTAGGTTCTTATTGTCTGCCAAGATACGCTGTTTAATCGTTTCTACCTCAGCCCAGGCAGCAGGACCGTACTTCTCAATAATGTCTTTTTTGAGTTCTTCTTCTATCTTTTTAATTTCATAGACTCCACGCCATTCCTCAACGGCAGAGAACACAGAGGTGTCTTTGGGCCTGTTTAGCTGCTTCTTGCGGAAGGCGGCTCTGGCCTGCACCTCAGACTTGCCAAGTTCTTGGATGTCCTTAGTGACTGACTCCAGTTCCTTGCCAACAGCCAATGCCTCTTTGATGCCAGCGACAGCAGCCTTGGCAACTTGAGTGACTGGTTCGCTCATGTTACTGGCCTACTTCTGCTTCTAACCGCTGTAACTCTTCTTTCTCTGCATCTGTTAAGCCAACTGGCTGTGCCTTCTGTTCTGATCTAGCAATAAGGTCATCAGCTAGGATACCGGCACGTTCAAAAGCCTGTGTAGCCTTTAACAATAAATTTCTAGTTATAGGAATACCAGACTGTTGGGATTTAATAATGCCTAGGGTGGCATTAGTTGCCTCAGGCGATGTTGCTGCTTTTGCCCAGAAACGAGGGCCAAGAAGTATAGTACCGCCTAACAAAGCAGTGTAAATTGGGTTTTCCGCAGCAACGCCTCTGGCTTCGTCACTAAGCACTAAAGCACCAACTGAGCCAAGAGCACCAATGGTCTGTGCCTGTTGTGCAGCCAAAAACAGCGGAGCCGTAGCACTAGGCTGTACTTCTGACAGTCGAGCAGCTTCTAATAGAGTTTTAATACGCCCCTGCGTTGCCTTTGGTAATACTGCCTCAAAGGTACGGCGAACTGCTTCATCGTTCTTAACCTTATCGCCTAGTTTAGCAAAAGAACCCTCAGACTTAAGAAGATTCTCAAGGTATCCACGCTGTACGGATTCTAGTGTTTGCTGTACATTAAGTTTAGGATTTAACTGCTTTGCTCTTCCTAAAGCCTGTTTTGCCTCTTCCCAAGCAGTTATGTTACCATTTTGAAATATAGTTTTACCAACAAACTCTGGATCTTTATTTAAAAGTTTAGCAGAAGTATCAGAATATAAATCTTGAATGCTATCTCGATATAGTTTAGAATAAAACTTGTATTGTTCACCAATATTGCTTGTTTTATCTTCTGGTAAACGACCATTAAAATCTAATGATTTACCAGTTAATTGCTTACCAGCGTCATCCATCTGCTTTTCTAACTGAGATACTAATCTGCTTAATCTAGCAACAGTTGCTGTATCTGGTTCATTACCTCGTTTTAAATCACGAAGTTTAGTCTTTAGAGAAGAAGCAATTTCGTGAGTAGTAGCAAAGTCAATAGATTCTGGCAATTTTACTACACGCTGTAAATATCCTTTTTCAGCCTCTGATAATGTTAACCCCTTGGCACGTTCTGCTGCGTTAAGGACTCTAGAAGCCTCAGCCTGGATTGGTACAATATCTACAGGAACACGTTTTGCTTGTGCTGAGATTGCTTCATAAAAAGGTTTAACAGATGATTTAAGAGCATCATCACCTTCCTCAATTGCTTTTGCAAACTCTTTACCAGTCTGTAGACTGTCATAAATTCTGGTAGAGGTTTCATCAAGGGCTTTATTTTTAGCACTTGCAATAGCCTCGACATTCTTTTCAGCAGCTTTTTCAAACACAGGCTTACCAGTAAAGGAACCTCTAGCGAGAGACTCTTTAAAACCAGCCCAAGAATCTTTAGTGGCTTGGAATGGTGTTAGTGTTCCACCGCCCTCTTGTAATAGCTTCTGAGCAGCTACAATAGCATCTTCTGGGGGTGTTCCAGCAAACCTTTTAGACAAAGCATCTTTTGTGATCTGAAATGCCCTACCGCCGGCACTAAACACAAGATTACCTATGCCATCATAAGCAGCCTGCTCAACACCACCACGAAGAATACCTAAAGTTGATCTAACAGAGGGCGAAACACCCTCAATACCCATCTTTGCCGCTTCGCCTGTAGCGCCGCCTAAACCAGCACCAATCATGCTACGAATAGCAGCAGCGCTCGCAGCAGAACCAAGTTCAGCTCCAGGAACACTTCTTGTTAGTAAACCACCAGCAACACCGCCTATCATTCCACCTAATGATGGTAGGCTTTCCACAACCGCTTGTTTAAACTCTTCTCCGGGTGTTTTTGGCCTAGAGCCTCTGACCATAACAGAATCAGCAAGTTCTGTCTCAAGCCTTGTTAGTTCTTCTTGCTCTTGGGGTGTTAACGCCATTACTGGCCTCCTTGTTTTTTCCGCAACTCATCTATCCGTCTTTGCTTGGCTTCACGCTCAGTAATCTGCCTTTTAGCCTGGTCTATTGCCTTTTTACGGTTTTCAACAAAGTTAAACTTGTTTAAATCGCCGCCACTAGAAACATATTCTTGAGCGCCCTGATTCTCAATCTCAGATGCTAATGCATCTGTACGAAGACGCTTAGTAACAGTCCGTAAAGTATTAACAGTAAAGTTACCAGTTCCGATAGCCTCACGCAAGAATGCCAACTCCTTCTCAGATAATGCACCCGGAAGACTACGAGCCTGTCCTTGCGCTAACTGGGCAAGCAACTGTTTTAATTGCTCTGTGTCGGATGTCCCAGTAACGGTAGCCCCGAAGGCTTCTGCAATCTGACCAACACGCAGTTTAGCATCTGCCCCAAAGCCAGTAAATGCTGTATCTAAAACACGGTCAATAGAATTGGCTGTTTCAATTGTTTTAGCGCCTTGAAGAGCAGCTTCCTCAACTTTACCAAGTTGTGTGGCTTTTCCTGGTAATATTGCCTTCTCTGTTGCTGTCTGAGGAACACCAGCAGCGGCAGTTCTACGAAGAGCTTCATCACGCTCTTCTCTAAACTTCTTCGCACCCTCAGTAGTTCCAAACTGCTGTACTAACTCATTTAGGCGGGTACGATCAGCAATGGTCAGCGGTGCCTCTGGTGCCCTTTCTTTAGCTGCTTGAGCCAATGATGCTTGCGCCGAAGCAATCCTTTGCACTCCTAAAGCCTGCTCAGACTCTAACTTAGCGGCCTGTACAGCAGCCTGTTGAGCCAAGGTAGTTACACCCAACCTCGCCGCAGAGGAAGACAATTGCTTAAAGAATGCTGGTGAAGAAGCATCGTTACCTGAGGCTTGTAAGGCTTCTTGGTAGGCCTGCTGTCCCAACTGTGCCTGCTGTAGCCTTGGGTCCTGCACCGAGGGAAGTCCAAATAAAGTATTGACAACACCACCCAAGGCCTGACCCATTTGCTGGCCTGATCTAGCAGCACCAAGATTAATAATCTGCTGAGGGGTTAACTTAGCCTGCTCTAGTAATCCACGCTCACGTTCAGCCTCAATAGCCTGCTGTATCAACTGAGGATTATAAGAACCAAATAATGTTTGCTCTGCCATTTATATTTCCTTTAGTAAGGGCTGTAACCGCCACTCATGTCTTCAAAGCCTTGGTAGCCACCTGGGCCATAAGGGTCTACATTGTAATCTGAAGGCAAGCCACCGCTACCGGCACCCATCATTGGGTTAAATCCGGGAGTAGCTGTAGACTGTGGTGCTGGTTGCTGTTGTTGACCAAAGCCTAGACTTCCAAAGAAGTCTTTCATTAGGTTTTGACTAACAAGATTCCTAGTACCAATCTGTTGTAGCTGTCCACCAAGTCTGGTCTGTGCCCCTGCCATGCCCCCACGTAGAAGGGCTTCTCCAGCAGTAGCTCCTGCAGTAGCTGCTCTACCACCCAACTGAGCACCAATGTCCA